GCCCCGCTCGTGCCGTGCGTCAAGGTCAAGGTCGTTGGGGCGGATAGGGCCAAGGCGCTCAACGTCGCCCTGAACCGAATCGGTGAGGAGTTCGACATCCCGGCGTTGAAGGATTGGCTCGTTGAAGTAGACACGGGGGATTTCGACATCGAGGTAACGGGGTTTACGGAAGAGGAAATAGCGGGCTTGGTAGACTTCGAGCCGAAGGGTGGGTTGACGGATGACGACGCGGTGCCCGAGGCGGCCCCGGCGAAATGCAAGGCGGGGGAGTTATGGGGGCTGGGTGAGCATCGGCTTTTATGTGGGGATGCGACGAAGGCCGAGGACGTGGCGCGGTTGATGGGCGGGGAGAAGGCGGATATGGTTTTTACCGACCCGCCGTATGGGATGCGCCTTGATGCTGATTATTCTAAAATGTCAGGTAAGGGAAGAAAAGGGAAGAAATGGAATAACGTTATTGGGGACGATAAGGATTTTGACCCCAAACCAATACTTGAATTGTTTGATTATTGTGGGGATATGATTTTTTGGGGAGCGGATTATTATTGTCGCGAATTACCCAAAGGCGGCTCTTGGATTGTATGGGATAAAACTTTAAGTGTGAATCAAGATGCTGGTTATAATTCAGAATTTGAAATGGCATGGAGCAGGAAGCCGCAGAAACGGGTAATATTACGCAAGGAATGGTTTAGATATTTTGGTTTGCAAACGCAGGATAATAAGGCGAGATTGCATCCTACACAAAAACCTATTGAAGTTATAACCCCGTTAATATGCGATGGAATTATAGTTGACCCGTATCTCGGCTCCGGCTCGACCCTAATCGCTTGCGAGAAAACTAACCGCCGATGCTACGGCATGGAAATCGACCCGCACTACTGCGACGTAATAATAAAACGCTGGGAAGATTATACGGGCAAGAAGGCCGAAAAGATAGATGGTTAAGGCGAAAGCAAAACGCGGCGCGCCGACAAAACCCGTCACGATTGCGAAAGTCGTAACGGGTAAGTGGACGGCGAAGCAACTTGCTGCCATTACGTTCTTAGCTAATCCGCGAGGGGGAACGCAAGACGATTTGTCGCGTGAGATTAAAGTGGCTCGCACGACGATTTCGGAGTGGAAGAAACTCGAAGGGTTTATGGAGGACGTACATCGCGTCGCGGCTGTCTATTTCCTTGAGGCTGACCTGCAGGTGGACCGGGCGAACCTTCGGGACGCCATACAGGACCCGGCCAGAAATCCCGATATCGCGGCGTCGATAATCAAGGCCCGTGAGCTATATTACATGGGAATAATGGCCGATACGCATTTACGCAAGGTCGTGATGAAGGCGGCGCAGATAGGCGCGACTACCGCGTTTATTGGTGCGGCCCTATGGTCCGCCGACCACGGCAAGGCCACGATCTACTACCTCCCGGACGAAACCCTTATCCCCGACATCCACAAAACGCGCGTTAAGCCCGTGTTCGATTTCGTTCCCTACCTCCGCAACCGGGTACAGAACCGCGACGCCGTCGGTACCATCCCCATCGGGAAGTCGACGCTACACTTCATCGGTTTGAAGGGCTCGCTCGCCGTTGAGTCCCGGCCGGCGCAACGCCTAATATTCGACGAGGTGGACAGGGCGGCCCGTGACCGCGTAACGATTGCGAAGGAACGGCTCGGCGCCATACCCCCGCCCGAGCAGTCGATTTACTACCTGTCTAAGCCCTCGATACCTGGTTATGGCATATCGGCTCTCTACGAGGAAAGCGATAAGCGGGCTTACATGGTACGTTGCGGATGCGGCGAGTGGACCCCGCTCGAGTGGGTGGGGGGCGTCGTAGAGAAGGTCGGCGACAACGCGTACGAGCTGCTCGACCGCGAATGGACGGAGGGCTCGAGCCGCGACATCCGCGTTCACTGCCTCCACTGCGGCCGGCCCGTGAACCGGCTCGACGCCTGCGAGTGGGTCCCGATGTTCCCCGGCAAGGACTACCACGGTTACAAGCTATCCCGCCTCCACTTCCAAATCCATACCGTCGCCGATATATGGCGCGAGTTCACCGCCTCCCTGGGCGACGAGGGGCGGATGCAGAACTTCTACAACGCATGGCTCGGCGAGCCCTACGCCGCGGCAGGTACGAAGCTCGACGTGACGCTACTCGACGCTATCCGGGGCGACTACCTCCCGGCCGGTTCGTGCTCGAGCGCATGCGTCCTCGGCGCCGATATCGGCCAGAGTTCCGGCCACAGGTGGACGGTATGCGAGCTCGGGACCGGGCGCGTCATAGACGTGGGCATTACCGACTGGTCGGGGCTCGAGTCGTTGTACCAAAACTACAGCATAACCGCCGCCGTACTCGACGGCCGGCCCGAGACTACAAAGGCGATAGAATTTCAAAGGGCCCATCCGAACGTCTACCTCGCGGAATACGTCGTGGACGCGAGCGGCGTTTACCTCGACGTGAAGGACCGGGAGGACGCCGGCGGCCTGGTCCGGTGGGTTAAGCTCGACAGAACGCTCGCGTGCGACCGTCTCGTCGGCGCCGTACGCGACCGTGGATTATCGTTGCCGAAGAACGCCAACCTGATAGGCGACGTCGTGCCCGGGCAGCCGTACCGTTCATTCTACGCCGAACTTTTATCGCCGGCGCGCGTCGTCGAGGAATCGAGCAAGGGGCCGCGTTACGTTTGGCGGGAGAGCGGCGCCGATCATTACTTCCACGCGTTGGTATACATGCTGGCGGCCCGGTCGTTGGCGATGGGTCAGGCGCTCCCGCCGGTGCCGCCGTCGATGGGTGGGGAGCGTGAGATACGTGCCTAAGCCCGAAGCTAATCAACCCAAGGTCTACAGCGAACCGTTGACGCGGTACACGAATTATTTCGTCGCCGCGACGTTGCGGATGATCGGCTACTACGACCCGGAGCGCCGTTCGTGGCCCGTTATAAAGCGGATGCGGAAGTACCCCCAGATAAAATTCGGCCTCAACCTGATGAAGTGGGCGGTGCTGTCTACGAGTAGGTCCGTGAAATGCGACGACCCGGACGTGAGGGCGTTCGTCGAGACGCAGTTCGTTAAGCCGCACCTGACGCGGATGCTGAACGTCAACCTCTCGGCTCTCGATTACGGCTTCGCGCCCGCCGAGTTGCGTTGGGCCCTCGACCCGACGCTTACGGATTTCTCGCCCGTTGGCGCCTTTACGATTCAGGAGATCCGCGACCCCGACCCCCAGTTCTGTTTCCCGGTGGTGGACGAGTTCGGCGATTACCAGGGCTTCGAGCAGTGGGGGGCCGGCGGCAGGATGGCGGCCATACCGGCCGATGCGTCGACGTGGTTTACGTTCCTACAAGAGCACGGCCGCTGGTTCGGTATCCCGTGGACCGACGCCTGCTACGACGACTGGTATCGGGCCGTATTGATGGCGACGTGGATGGCGCAGGAGGCGGAGCGCCACGGCGGCCCGTTCACGACGGTACGATTCCCGACGACCCCCGTGGCGGATGACCCCGCGAACGCGGCGAACTTGGCCCGGGCGGAGGAGCTTGGTAAGAACACGCGGAGCCTTTCTTACGTTGCGCTACCTAATAACGCCGACGCGAGCGGGAAGTACGCCTGGGAGGTTGACCGCAAAATCGAGCACGCGACGGGGCGTGCTTGGATAGAGAAGCTGAACTGGCTTCAGACACAGATGTTCCGCGCTATCGGCATCCCTGACCTCGTGGCGACGCAGACGGAAATCGGCTCGAGGGCGCTCGGCGAGACGCAAAAGAGTATGGTCTACATGGGCTTCGACGCGCTTAACGAACGCCTCGACACGTTCACTACGGAGCACGCTATAAAGAAGTTCGTCACCTACAACATCCCCGACGCGCCGGCGGTGACGCTGGTATCGGAGAAGCTACAGGATGACCGGCGCGAGTTCATCCTGGCGGTTTATAAGGACGCCGTGAACGAGTTTATAAAAGCGGACCCACAGGGTGCGTTGGCGCAGGGAATCATAAAGGACCTCGAAAATTACGGCATTAAGGCCGAGGACGAAACCGAACCCGCGCCGGACCAGCCGGCGGGCGAAGGAGACGTGGAGGAATAATTATGACCGAAGCGATAATAACCAAGCCCGTGATTAATCTGAGAACCCGCGAATCAATACCTTCCAACCGGACGTGCTTCGCGGAGTTCACGCGGAAGTACTCCGAGCAGTTGGGCGAACTCTCGACGCATTTCATCGAGGGTTACGCGACGACCGATACCGAAATATACGGCATCCGGTTGACGCTCGACGCGACGAAGGGCGCCATGACCGAGTACGACCAATGGCGCAACGTGCGCTTCATGCACGATATGAACCCCGTCGGCGTCGTACGGGATTGGCGCGTTGACAATGGCGGCCTCTGGGTCCGCGTCCAAGTGCTCGACGAGGCGGCATGGGAGAAGGTTGAGAACGGCCTCGTTACCGGATTCAGTATCGGCTTCGGGTTCGAACTCACCGACGAAATAATCGACCAGTGGCTCGACGGCGATACGATTACGCCGAAGGAATACTGGCTCACGGAAGTATCTATCGTGGACCGGCCGGCGGATACGGAATGCTCGTTCTCCATCGTACGCCGGGCGGAGGACGCCAACACGGGGGACGCGAACGCAAGGGAAATTGTAACCGCCGTTCGCGCCGCCCTCACCGACTTTTTCCGGGGATTCGGAAAAAGACCTCAAGCCGAAGGGGGTGAGGAATTGGCAGACAAGGACAAGGAACGAGACCTCACCGCCGAAGTGGAACGGCTTACGACCGAGCGCGACGAACGGGACCGGGCGCTCGTCGAGGTCAGGGAAGAGCTGGCCGCGCGCGACGCCGCGGTGGAAGAGGAACGCAAAGCCGCCGCGGTGGACTTCGCCCGCGAACTCGCGGAAGCGAAGGTCATCGAGCCGGCGAACGCGGAGCTGTGGATCGCCCGTCACCTAGCCGACCAGGAATGGGCGGCCGAGCATGCGGAGGCACTTCGCGGGAAAGTCGATACGATACCGAAGGCCGAGCGGACCAAGGAGGGCCGTCCGGCCGATCACGTACCGGGCGAAGAAGGCGCCAGCGATCCCATCGCGGAGCGCGCCCGGGCACTCCAAAAAGAAGACAAAGAACTTTCGTGGGAAGCCGCGGTTCAGGCCGCGGCCCGCGAGGTCGAGAAAGGAGCGTAACGCATGACCACGGGAATTAATAACCCGATGTTCATAACGACCATCCGCCCCGCGGCTGCGGTGACGCAATACCGCGCGGTCAACGCGGCCCGGACGGCGCAGTGTACCGTCCAGGACGAGCTAATCGGCGGCGTGGCGAACATGACCATCGACGCCGGAACGCAGGGC